GCCTCGAGTACGTCGAGCCGTAGTGACAGATGGCCTGCTTAGATTGTCGGCATCAACACCTGTCCTATGGGCGTTGTCCTCTTTGTGGCTGCCGGGCACATCGTCTTTACCCGACGCTAGGAGAAATCCGCCACACCGAGAAGCTGGGCAAGGGGCGTCCATGAGAATCTACCTCGCCCCACGGTATTCCCGACGCGAGGAAATGGTGAGGTACAAGGCTGACCTGGAGGCGCTAGGCCACACGGTCTACGGCAACTGGATCGAGGATCCCTACCCAGCTAGTGAGGAATACATACTTGCCCACTCAGCTATCGCTGCCGACCTAGCACTAGACGATCTTCGTGAGATCGACAAGGTAGATACATTGATCGCCTTCACAGAGCTTCCGACTAGTCGTCCATATCGAGGTGGTCGTCACGTCGAAATGGGCTACGCCCTAGGGCGTGACAAGACCATCATCGTCGTGGGGCCGCGAGAAAACGTCTTTCACTGTCTTGGGATGTCCGTCTATCCGGACTGGCTGGCCGCTCTCAGGGCGATTGAGGCGCTGCGGTGACCGCTACGAGAACGCTGCGTCTATGATCATCCACGACAAGGGCACTACTATCGTCGTCACGGTCACCGACCACGGGCCGGTTGAGGTGGCGACGGACGAGAACCAGGGACAGGTGTTCCTCGACTGGTGGAAGGAGCGGGCGCGGGACTACCGAGCGCCCCGCTACCGGCCAACCGGCGCCGACCGCCGGATAGCCGCCCGGCTCGTCAGCAGGTACGGACTTGACAGACTAAAACGGGTTGGATTATCATTCTGGCGCCGGTACTCCGACCCGCTCATCTCGGGGGAGTACCGCCATCACATGATCCTGTTTCAGCGCCACTTCGCTGAGGCAGAACGAGACGACCAGGAAATCGAGACGACCGAGATTTCTGACTAGGGGTCCGTAGCCAGGGAGAACGTGCGGTGGAGAGCGCCTCCAGCGACATCATGTTCTTTGCGGTCAATTTGTTGTTGCACGATCTCAGATTCGTGCAGGCTCATGGCGGCCGCTTTCCCCGCACGCTCTTCCCTAAAGGCCCCCTCCAGGCTCTTGCCGCTCTCGCGCTCGAGCAGGCCCAGCGCTACCGCAGGACGGTGAGCCCGACCGTCCTCGCCGTCTGCCTCCAAGGTGGTTGGGGTCCCCCCGACTTCTACGGCACGACGGACGAGGAGATGCGGGCCATCTACCACGACCTCGACCAGTTCGCCGTCGATGACGACGCCCGCCCCCGTGTCGTCGAACTCGTCCTCGCTTGGTCCCGCCAGCGGCAGATGGGCATGGCCCTCGATGAGTCGGCCCAGGCCCTCGCCAAGGGTGATGAAGAGGCGGCGGCCGCTGCCCTCTCCTCAGCCAGAAGGCCATTTGCCAGCGAAGAGGAGCCACTACGACTCGACCGAGACTTTCGCCGTGCGTTGACCCCCCTGCCAGAGAACGCCATCCCCACTGGGTTCACCAAGGTCGACAGCGCCTGGGTCGGCGGCATCCGACCGAGGGAGTTGGGTGTCGTCCTGGCAGCGACGAATGTGGGAAAGACTTCTGCGCTGTGCTTCTTCGCTGCCACGGCCTACAAGAAGAACTACCGGGTTCTCTACTACACCTTCGAGTTAGCCCCCCGGCAGGTGCTCCGGCGGATCGTCTCCGCCGTGCTCCGCCGGCCAGCGGGCAACGTGCCAGTCGAGGAGGGGCCGGAGCTTCTAGAGCAGATCAGGCGCAACCGGCACCTAAACGGCGCCGACATCGAGATCAGGGGCGGGACGAAGAGCGTAGGTGACCTCATGCTCGACCTAGAGGAGCTAGACCAGGAGGGGCGGAAGCCACACATTATCCTGCTGGACTCCGGCGATGACTTGATCCCCCGCCTCACCTACCAGACCCTGTACATGACGCAGGGTGAGCTGTACGCCGACCTCCGCAAGCTGGCGATGGCGGTGGAGGTGGCCATCTGGTCGTCCACACAGGCCACAAGGGAGGCGATCGACAAGGCCCGTATCAGCCTCAAGCACATGGGAGACAGCTTCTGGAAAGCGCGGCGGGGGCACTATGTTCTGGGCTTCGCCCAAACAGAGCAGGAGCGCAACGAGCCGTTCGGTCCCTACATGTCGCTGCATATCATCAAAGACTCGGAGCACGGGTCGGCTGGCCGCAGCTTCCAGCTCCGGCCGCAGTTCGGCCGGGGTGGGGACGGTTGGCCGGGTTTTGAGGAGGTAGACCGACCTGATGATTGAGCCGACAGCGGTGACACCCAGCGTGACTGCGCAGATAACCGCCGCTGCTGTGACGTGGCTCTCCAAGCCGTTCTCCGTGATGGTGGTCACCGAGTTGACGGAGCGCAGCTACTGGAGCGACCGCCTAGATGTCGTGGCCGTGATGCCGAACACGAAGCATATCGTGGTCGTTGAAGTCAAGGCATCTCGCGCCGACTTCCTGCGTGGGCGCGACAAGGTCGAGAAGCGCGGCAAGACCCAGTTCGAGAAGTACCTGGCCTTCTGCAACCAGCTCTACATCGCTGCGCCCAAAGGCATGGTCGAGAAGTCGGAGGTGCCTGCGGGCATTGGCCTGATCAACGTCTATGAGTCGGGGAAAGCGCGGCTGTCAAAGCGGGCGGCAAGGCGTGATGTCGAGCCCACCACCTACCTGATGGTGCTGGAGCGCGTGATGCAGAAGCTCATTGTCGAGGGCCACCGTTGGAGCCAGGAGACCACATGGCGGAAGCAGCGAGAGGAGTGGGAGCCCCGCCGAGCCTTCCGTGACTGGCTACGTGCTCATGAGAATGGGGGCAGGTGGCCCCCACTGCCGCGATCAGTACGCCTCCCTGCCAGAAGGACTGGCCGCTGTGACTAAACGCTGGGCCGCTGAGCGTGAGATGCTACCCGACGTGCGGCCGTCGATCACCCACAAGTTCCAGATCCACTCGGGTCAGGGCAGCCACTCCTGCTACATGACGGTCGGCTTCTTCGACCAGGGGCGGAAACGGCCGGGCGAGGTCTTCATCCGCATGGGCAAGCAGGGCTCGACGCTCAACGGCCTGCTCGACACCGTGGGCATCCTCATCAGCTACGGGCTCCAGTACGGCGTGCCCCTGGCCGACCTCTGCGGGAAGCTCAAGGGGATAACCTTCGAGCCGGGGGGTGGGACGAGCAACCCCGACCTCCCGAAGTGCAGCTCGATCATCGACTACGTGTTCGCATGGTTGGAGCAGGAGTACGTTGATGCGCCTTCTTGATCTGTTCTGTGGTGCTGGCGGTGCGGCAAGGGGCTACCACGATGCGGGCTTCGAGGAGATCGTGGGTGTGGATACTAACCCGAAGATGCTGCGGTCATACCCATTTGAGTGTCACGAGGCGGACGCAATGACGTTCCCGCTGGATGGCTTCGACGTGATTCACGCCAGTCCGCCCTGCCAAGGCTACTCTGCGACTCGCCACTTTACTAGACGGCACTACCCAAAGCTCATTCCTGCTGTACGAGCGCGGCTGGAGCAGAATGGGGCATTATGGGTCATCGAAAATGTTGTTGGTGCGCCCCTGGTCGATCCAATCGTGCTCTGCGGATCGTCGTTCGGCCTTGGCCTGCCGGGGGAGGAATTGCGCCGTCATCGACTGTTTGAGTCCTCTGTGTCATTGGTTGCACCCCCATGTGGCCACCGTCTGCGCGTGGTTGGCGTTTATGGTCATGGACGCCAGGGTTGTCGGGATCGTGCGAATTGCGAAGATCATTGTAGAGGACATGGCTTGGGAGCAGACGAGGCCCGCCTTGCAATGGCTATCGACTGGATGAATCGGGATCAGCTTCGGGAGGCTATCCCACCAGCCTACACAGAATGGATCGGGAGACAACTAATCGCCTACTGGGAGGATCCATGACCTACCTCGACGTCCTCGCTGAGCACGGCCTTGATCCGCTCGAGACATCGGGCGGGCGGGAGCTGACCATCTGCTGCCCCCTCTGCCAGAGCAACAACAGGAAGCTCTACGTCAACGCCAAGACGGGCCAGTGGATCTGCTTCGTCTGTGAAGAGCGGGGCAATCCCTACCGCCTCCTCCGTGAGGTGCTGGAGATCGAGCACTTCCAGGCCATGCGCCTGCTCGACAAGATCCAGAAGCAGGAGAGTGGCCCACGCCCGCTGTACGTCCCAGACCGTAAGGTCGAGGATGTCCGGCAGGAAGTAGAGACGCCGAGAGAGATGCACCTCCTGACCGATCCCTCCCATCCCGGGCAGGGGGTGTTCTGGCGCTATCTGGCTCAGCGGGAGGTCTCCCCCGGTGACGTGCTCCGGCACCGGATGGGCTTCGCCCTGCATGGCCGCTATGCCTACCGGATCCTGATCCCGGTCTACAGCGAGGGGACGATGTGGACCTTCGCCGCCCGTACCATCCTCCCCGACGTCGAGCCGAGAGTCCTCTACGCGGAAGGTTCACATCCCAGCCGCGCGCTCTTCAACATCGACAACGTCACGACACCCGACGTCTTCCTGGTGGAGGGTGTCTTCGACGCACTCCGACTCCGCAGCAATGCCGTCGCCTCACTTGGCACCAACCTCTCGGCCCACCAACGAGACCTGCTCAGGCGGAAAGGCGTGAAGACTATCATCATTCTCTGGGACGGCGACCCGCCAGGCCGAGCGGGGGCTGCCCGTGTCGCCGAGCAACTCCACGCTGCCCGCTTTCACGTCCGCCTGGCCCTCCTCCCCAACGGTAAGGATCCGGCGTCGGCTACCTGGCAGGAACTCCACACCGCCATCTTCCAGGCGGACGATGTGTCCTATCCGTATCTATCGACCCGGCTCAGCGCAGACAGACTTGACGCACAGATTCCAAAGTAGTACCATCTGATCAGAAGGTAGAAAGGTCGAAAGGAGAAAGGAAGAATGGGCAGCAGCAACATCGGGCAGACAGACATGGCAAAGTCTCGCAAGATGCGGGAGCAGATGGAGGACACGTTCTGGTTCCGCGCGCCGAGCGGGCAGGGCAAAACATGGGGGAAAAGCTACGTTCGGATCCTACCAGCCCACACCAACATGGATGGTGTCTTCTACTGGGGCGTGCCGATCCATTTCCGCATAGGCCCCGGCCAGCAGATCCTTCCTTGTCCCCGCAAGGCGTTCAACCAGCCCTGCCCTATCTGTCAGGCGGGCTTCACTAAGAGGACAGAAGGTAAAGAGGAAGAGTTCCGAAGCCTAATGCCCTCCTGGCAGGCGTACATGAACGTCGTCGTCCTCAACGAGGACGGTACGCCCGCCGAGGATCCCCCGCGCGTGCGGGTGTGGACGTTGAGCAGGAAGTGGCTTGACCAGATCCTCGACGAGGCCGACGAGGTTGAAGGCTTTACCGACCTCGACACCGGCCGGGACGTGGCGATCCGACGACGTGGCGAGGAGTTTTCGACCGAGTATCGCATCAAGCTGGCCTCCGAGCCGAGCAAGTTCGACAACCCTGTAGCCGAAGAACTCCGGGATCTCCAGACCATCTCTCCCTACGTCGACCAGGCCACGCTCGCTCTAGCCCTAGAAGCGCCGGCGGGTGGCGGGGACCCGTGGGCTGGCGAGCAACTACCTGCGGGCGGTGCGCGTGAGCCGGATCAGATCACGCAGGGTTCCGGCAGCCGCTTCGGCCCCGACGAGCCGGAAGAGCCTACGGAGGAGCCCCAGGCTACGGGTGAAGCCCCCAGTGAGGACCAGCAAAGCGTGGCCCGTGAGCGCCTTCAGAGGGCGGCGGCTCAGAAGCCCGCCGACGACAAGTAGGTAGACCGTGGCGAAGAGCACAAGCCCCGTTGAGGGGAGGCTCCTCGCTGCTGTCCAGGCAAAGCAGGAGGGGAAGATACAGTCCCAGCTTGCTAACCGGCCGCTCGACTCCGACGTCGTCGACTGGGTGGACACGCAGGCGGCGAGCCTGAACTACGCGATCGGCAGGCCGGGCATCCCACAGGGGCGCCTGACCGTCCTCGTGGGCAAGGAGAAGGCGGGCAAGAGCACGGTGGCCTATCACCTTCTTCAGGAGACGCAGCGGAGAGGAGGCGTCGCCATCCTAGTCGACGCCGAACGCCGGTACAGCAGAGATCGCGCGGAGCGGATCGGCATCGATCACGACCGTCTGATCTACATGCCCGGTGAGACCGTCCAGTCGACCTTCCAGGAACTCTACACCTATGTCGAGGTCGTTCGAGACGAGCTACCCGACCAGCTCGTCACCATCGCCTGGGACAGCCTGGCCGGCACGCCCACGGAGGCAAACCTAAAGGGGGAGATCCGCCCGGCTGAGCACGCCAGGCTGGTCGGCCACTGGTTCCGCGTGCTACTCCCGCTCGTCGCCCGCAAGCGGATCACCTTCGTCATGGTCAACCAGCTCCGCACCAAGATGGACATGGGGGGCGGTACATACTTCAGTGGTGGGAGTTCGGACGCGATGATCGCCGAGCGGGCGCTGGACTACCACTGCTCACTCAAGGTCCACTTCACCCAGGTCGACAAACTAGGGGACAAGAAGAAGCCGACGGGAATCACGACGAGAGCGGACGTGAGATGGAACACCGTCGCCCCTCCCTTCCGCAAGGCGTTGGTGCACATCAACTTCCTCGACGGCATCGACCGTGATGCCTGCGCCTTCGAGGCGGCGAAGGATGCGGGGCTGGTAAAGCAAAGTACGAGCTGGTGGGAGTACCCCGGCTACCCGAAGTTTCAGGGTGGCCACACGAAGAAGTGGTCCGAGATCCTCGGCGGAGACGAGGAGTTGCGGCGTCTGATCGCCGCCGCTCCGTTGGACTGGCTACCATGAGAAAACACACCGTAGATATGAATGGCGTAGAGTTCGCAACGGCCGATCTGCTTGACATGGTCGTCACCTTCTTACGAACCAACATCGAGGTGATGCGCTTCGTAAACGTCGGCGGGCGTGGTTTCACCATCGAGATCGGGGCAGAGAATGCACTGCTTGCCCGTCCGGTACCGCCGGACAGCATCGTTCGCCAGGAGGATCAGTAGCCATGAGCGAAGAGAACGACGTCATCAAGGTATCGGTCAGCGTCAGCCAGAAGGTGAACCTCGGCAACTACGAAAGCGCCGACGTCTTCACTGCTCTCTCCAACATCCCTACGGGGGCGACGGAGGAACAGATCGAGGCGGCGCTGGAAACAGGGGAGCTGGTCTTCAACTATGTCAAGGCGGTCATCAGCAGCCGGGTCGAGGAAATCCGGCGGAACATCGGACGTTGATAGGAGGTTCATCGTGAAGCGTATACTAGCTGTCATAGTGGTACTTGGCGCGCTGTTAGGGCTGGCCCTGCTGGCC